AGATATAGATTTTAATTTCAACTACGAGAGAGGGGAGTATATGAATTTATAGTTATTAAACTTATAAAAAATAATCATTTAATTTACGGAGAACTAATATGTTCGTTGAAGGAACAACTATTTTTAATACATCATTGAAGCAGTTTGATACATACCAAGGACAGTCTACAGAGAAATACTCTTTACAGATTACTCTGAATAAAAAAGAAGCAGCAAAGTTAGCTAAAGAAGGAGTGAAAATTAAAGAGTATGAAGGAGAACCAATCAGAAAGTTTACCAGCCACTACAACATTCCAGTATTTCTATCTAACAAAGAAAAATGGGATGAAGAATTACCTAGTGGTAGTAAGATAAGGATTGAATATGTAACTAAGTCACACCCAACAGCAGGGAAAGTACCTTATGCTAAACGTATACTTTTAATAGAAGTGGGTGAAGGCTACGAAGGACAAGCTGAAGCTGATGAAGCTTTCTATAAAGATTCTATTTCTTTTTAAGTTTAGGTCTTTTTGCTTTAGCTAGTTAGAAAAGAAGGAGCTGGTTAGACATACGCTTTTGTGTCTAGTTCCTTTAGGCTTGGGTAGTGCCTTCCTACTTCTTCAGGGAAAACTGCCCTTTTTAATAGAATTTAAATCAATAAACTAAATAACAAAGGAGTTAATATGGGAATCAAGAAAGAGCCTTGTCCTAAATGTAGAGACAACGGCAATGACTCAAGTGGAGATAATTTAAATGTATATGACAATGGTTCAAGTCATTGTTTTGCCTGTAATTATCATTGTAATGGTGAAGATAATCAAACTACTAGTTACAAACCTAGATTTAAAGTGAGTGAAGAAGTTACTATAGGAGGAGCATACGCTGAAATAACTGATAGACGTATATCAAAAGAGATAGCTACACAGTATAAAGTTAAAGTAGATTATGGAACAGACGGAAAGATTACTAAACATTACTACCCTTTTACTGATAGCTCTTGTCGTATTGCTGCTTGGAAGATTAGAGATGTACCTAATAAAAGATTTTATACTAAGGGTAACTTTGAAGATGTAGGTTTATTTGGTGAATGTCTTTGGAATTCAGGAGGTAAATACATAACCATTACTGAAGGTGAGATAGATTGTTTATCTTTAGCTGAAGTATTCAATGGTAAGTGGGGAGTAGTTAGTCTAAGGAATGGAGCAGGTAGTGTAGAGAAATCTATAGCAGGTTCTTACGACTTTCTTAACTCTTACGATAAGATTGTTCTTGCTTTTGATAACGATAAAGCAGGTAAAGAAGCTATAGATAAAGTATTAGAACTCTTTAGTCCAGAGAAAATAAAGATTATGACTTATCCTGATGGATACAAAGATGTATCTGATATGTTACAAGCAGGATTAGTAAGAGAAATAGAGAAAGCGTGGTGGAACTCTAAAACTTATACACCTAATGATATTATAGGGGCCACAGAGCTAAAGGAAACATGGTTAAACAGACCAAACAAGCAATCAGTACCTTACCCTTGGGTATGTTTAAATACTAAGACGCGTGGGTTTAGACTGGGAGAGGTAGTAACTATTACATCTGGTACTGGCATGGGTAAGTCATCTATTATTAGAGAGTTAGAACACCACCTTCTAACAACTACTCCAGACAAGGTAGGTATTATTCATCTAGAAGAGAATACTGAACGTACATTAGATGGGTTAGTTGGTATTGAACTCTCTGTTCCTTATCATCTTGACGATGTTCGACAGAACTATTCTACTAAGTTAGCTGATGCTGCTTTTGAGCGTCTATTTAGAAGAGAAGACGGTGAATCTTTATCTCTATTCAATGGTAAAGATTTAAGCGTAGAAAAGATAGTAAGCAGAATTAGATTAATGGCTAAAGCTCAGGGAATTAAATGGATAGTCCTTGACCACCTCAACTTAGTTATCTCTAGTGATAAACATGGAGACGAAAGAAGGAACATTGATGTTTTGATGACTAGACTTCGTGAAGTAGTAGAAGAAACTAACATAGGTTTGTTTGTTATCTCACATTTAAGCAGACAATCTGGGAAGTCACATGAAGAAGGAGGAGAGATTAGCCTCAGTCATCTAAGAGGGAGTCAAGGTATAGCTCAACTTTCTAATATAGTTATCGCACTAGAAAGAAACCAACAAGATGATGATGCTTTCATGCGGAACGTAACAAAATTAAGAATACTAAAGAATAGATACACAGGAGAAACAGGATTATCTGGACACCTACATTACGATAACGAAACAGGGAGGATAACTGAAGTAATAATAGAAATGGAGGAAGAATGAAAGTAGCTTTTGATATAGAAACAGATGGACTAGACCCTACTAAGATACACTGTATTGCAGCTAAAGTTATAGGACTCCATCAACCTTGTAAATTCTGGAAACCAGATGAAATTAAATTATTTCCAGACTGGCTTTTAGAAATTGATGCTGATACTTTAGTAGGACATAATATTATTGGATATGATTTACCAGCAATGTCTAAACTTATGGACTTTAATTGGGAATGGGATGTTGAGGATACTCTCGTAATGAGCCGTCTAAGTAATCCAAGTAGAGAAGGTGGGCATTCTTTAAATAACTGGGGTCGTCTAGTTAATCGTCCTAAAGGAGACCACGATGATTGGGAACACTATTCTAAAGAGATGAAGAAATATTGTATTCAAGATGTTGAAATAACTATTAGAGTTTACAACCAGCTCTCTAAAGAAAACATATCTAAGTTAGCACTAAGATTAGAACATAAGATATATGAGATTACTCAACAACAAACTAAGAACGGCTGGAAATTTAATACTAAGAAAGCTATTGGATTATTAGCTGAACTTAAACAAGAGATGTTTAATGCTGAAGATAAAGTAAGAGAAGTATTTGTACCTCTACCTCTATTTAAAAAATTAAACTTTCCAAAAACAGCCTATAAAAAGGACAACACTATATCAGTATCTTTTCAAAGACAACTAGATAGAAAGGTTTACTTAAATAAAGAACTAGGGTGGGGTATAGATACTTTTCCTACCTTTAATCTAGGAAGTAGACAACAGATAGCTAAATACCTACAACACTTTGGGTGGAAGCCCACTAAATTTACAGAAAAGAACTCAGTGATAGTATCAGAAAGTGTATTAGAAAGCATAGAGATACCTGAAGCTAAACTTATATCTACTTATTTAATGTTACAGAAAAGACTGGGCATGGTAAGTAATTGGTTAGAAGCGGTCACAGAAGAAGATAGGATACATGGTAGTGTCAATACATGTGGAGCAGTAACAGGTAGGATGACACATTCTAAACCTAACCTAGCTCAAGTACCATCAAATTCCTCACACTATGGTAAAGAATGTAGAGAACTCTTTATTGTAGATAAAGGATATAAATTAGTAGGGATAGATGCTTCTGGATTGGAACTAAGAATGCTTGCTCACTATATGAATGATGATGATTATACATACGAGGTAGTAAATGGAGATATACACACAAGAAATCAAGAAAATGCAGGACTTGAATCAAGAGATGAGGCAAAGACTTTCATCTATGCTTTCTTATACGGAGCAGGTGATAATAAAATTGGAGAAATTATTGGAGGAACAGCTACAGAAGGTAGAAAACTTAAGTCAGATTTCCTTGATAACACACCCGCACTTAGTTTTTTACGAAAAAGAGTTATCCAAGATTCTGATAAAGGGTGGATTATGGGATTAGATGGTAGGAAATTACACATACGTAGTTCACACGCAGCACTTAATACATTACTACAATCAGCAGGAGCTATCGTTATGAAGAGAGCTGTTGTTCTACTAGATAAATTTGCTAAAGAGTACAATATTAACTACAAGTTAGTAGGACAGATACACGATGAAATCCAAGCTGAAGTACAAGAGAGCCAAGCTGACTTCTTTGGTAGTTTAGGAGTAGATTGTATTAAGAAAGCAGGTATAGATTTTAAACTTAACTGTCCATTAGATGGAGAGTACAACGTGGGGATGACATGGAAAGAGACACACTAGAAACTAACCCAAAGGTGGGGAAGTTTAAATATGATAGAACAAACTCTAAAGGAGAAGTTAAACTAAGAAGAGAAACTAATCAAACGTTAAAAGAAGTAGAGACTTTTCTTGAAGAAAACAACATAAAGTTTGAAACAATAAACTCAGCTCGCTTGATAAAGATATTCCATTTAGATGTCATTTATCAATACTTCTGGACAACAGGAAGATGGGGTGT